CAACAAACTTGGCTTGATCAATGCTGTCGTTTACTACCTCTACTGTAACTTGATCATTCTTACTTTGGATATAAGCTCTGAATTTATCTTCTTCAAAATCAGACACATTACTTACAACGATACCAGAATTTAGAGGTGCTCTCCTATCAAATTCATAAGTAGTTATATCTCTATGCTCAGGAGTTACATCTACTTTGAAGTATCTTGCATCATTGTAATAAACATCCACATATCGTAATTGAAGGCGACCAGTACGATTACCAATAAAAGTATTGTCAGTCGCAGTTCTTGAATAGGGCATAAGCTGAGGCGGCTCAAATTTGAATGTATATTTCTCACCAAAGATCCAAGACACGTTAGCTCCACTAAAATCACCAACACTATCCAAGGTAAAAGAATTAACACCCGCAGGAACAGTTGCAGCCACGACCCAACGCTTAGAAGCTTCTGAAGTATCAGTGGTGTCTTCTTTGATGATGACAAATTGACTGGGGTTAACTGTGTAATAAGGTAAACCTATAGTAGTTCTATTAGTTAAATTATTAAAAGTTCTAGTGACAGCTCCTAAATCTGTTGTTATAGAACTAGCTAACTGCCTATCTAAAAGGAATAATTCTTTCTCATCTTGTGGTGGTCTAGAAGCATTTATACCTTCTAAATAATATTTAATTGTTCCATCCTCTGTGTATTGATTTACTGTAAATAGTGTACCTTCAATGAAATCACACCAACGAATAGACTTATTAGGGAAGGTCCACTTAGACCAAGCATTTTGTCTATTAGTTAAAGAGCCTCCAGCAGCTTCCCAAAAGAATTGATAAACATAAAGAGAATCTGGATCATCCACACTCAAAGCTACTAAATACTGATCAGTACGACTAACTGCTAATGAATCAATATTTTTGGGTATGTACTTAGGTACAGTCTCAGTTATAACGGCAGTTTGTCCGAGGTTAATACCAACAGTACGGTCAGTAGTAATAAAAGTATGTAACCCTGTGAAGTCACCCTCCTTAACAGGGAATATAACCTGAGGTCCAACTTGTTGCGGCTTGACATTTGACTCCATACTAATGGAACTAATCCTACCTACAGAAGCTGTTTCTGGAGAAAACGTTACGTTATCACCTGAATAAAGTCTGAACTGGTTCTCATTAGAGAAAAGTACTAGTTCATCTTGCTGCTGTAGAGCGTAGTTAAGAACAGCAACGTCATTACTAACTGCTGTTAAATCAATAGGATCTGTATCTATTAACTGTAAAGAAGATTGAATCCAAAAATTATAATAATCACCAGCTTCACTAAGAATTATATTCTCTCCACTTATTAACCCAAGACGGTTTTTAAAGAAGACAACATCATTAATTGTATTATTTACAAATGACGGACCAGGCATCTCATCAGAATCACCTGCCAATCTAGTTACCCAACCAGGGACTTTAATAGTAATAGAACCATCAGTATAGTTACTACCGCTAAAAGGTTGAGCAGTAAATCTGGTTAGCCCATCACTGTTCTTGTAATAGATAAAAGCATGAGGCATTGTATTGTCATCTATCTTTCCTGCAGTACCCCAACCTCCTACTTCTTCCCAAGAACCTCTACCATAAGTACCGTCAACACTTGTATTCTCAGCGTTGAATTTTAAATAATAAGAGCTCTGATCAGCAGAACCGTCTGGAGCAACTATAATTGTATAACCTTCCCAAGATGCTCCAGGTAGTTCAATAATGCTTGTTACTTGATTAGTAAAACCATCTAATAAGGTATTACCTCTAGCGTCTGCAGCTACAAAGCTTGTAAAAGATCTAGACGCATTTGCTAGTCCAATTAGTATCTGAGAATCAACTACGCTGAAAGTTAAGTGGTTACTAGTATCTGCTGTATCTAAAGCATTCTTAAGTTCTGTAGCAATCGTTTGTGTACTAACCGCTGTTCCTGAAGCAAGCGTAGGTGTAGTCCAGTTACCGCTAACTGTATCTCCGTTATCTAATGTTATATCTACTTGATATTTAGTAGCGTAATCAACTAACTTAACGTTAACTTGAGCTTTTATTGGTACATAAGAATTACTTATATTTGCAATGTTATATCTTGTTAAAGTCTCTGAACTGTCGTAAGTAACAGTCTTTGCTAAATTTGTTACGAACACATAATCTTGAAATGAAGTAGCTCTAAACCTGTCTCTAGCTCTACCTGATCCTCTGAAATATTCTAAATTAGTACTAGTGATGTTTGAAAATACCTGTTCTATAGGTACAACACTAGGGACAGTACCACTTATAGGTTCTACTTCAGCTACACCAGCTACAAATGTATAACTAGAATGTATCGTAGCTGTGATACCACTCCCACTACCTGTAGTCGCTTTATCTAAAGTAATAGTGGTAGTACCTATTTCTTCAATTTTTGAACCAGATGGTATATTTGTACCTTGTACCAGCGCACCTACGAATAAATCAGAGATACCTCCTGATGTAATAGTTACAACTGAGGTTCCATTAGTTGTTACAGTCTTATTAACTGTTCTCATATCATCACCAATTATTAATATGAATCTTTCAGTTGAACTTCTGTTATAAACGTAATACCAAGCTTCATCCCATTTAATACCACCTACTAAAGTATTACCTCCTGAGTTCTTAGTAAGTGTATCTATCCTTTTAAAAGGGACACTTCCTAATCTTTTTTTAAGACCTTCTACTAAATCACAGTTAGCATTCTCTAGACTTTTAGCAAAACCAGGTAAAACAAAACTAGCTGCTTGTTGGTTAACACCCTTATTTAAGGGACCAATAACTTGACTATAAAGTTCTTTAGACATTAGCGATCTAAAATATCAGGACCAAAGGTTGTAAGTACACGGCCTCCATATAAGTCATCAGGACCGCTTATGAAGTTATAGTTTTGTGCCATATCTTCTGTTCTCTTTAATATTCTAAGAGCATTTTCTTCATCATCAGCGGTATAAGCTTCAATACTACTAGAAGTAACTGCACGATTAGCAAATATTCTACCTGAACGTATCATTATATATCTCCTTCCTGTTTCAGGTAACTCATCCCAATCTAATTCTTCTACAACTTCAGCTATAAGATCACTAGTGCTACCTGTAATAGCTACACCTAAACTACCTCTTAAATCGTAAGTAGCTTTAACACGATCATAAATTTTTGTCCCTCTAAGAATGAACCGTTGAGAAGGATATGAAATTGGATTAAAACGTACAGCTAATGTATTACTACCAAGAGTTGTTTGACCATCAGCATCTAAAGGTATAGAAGCTGCTACACGGGTATTCCAAGACCAGCCAGCACCTTGAACTTCAGTACTTATTTCATCTAACACACTTTCAGCAAGACTTGTATCTCCAGTTAAAGGTGGAGTTAAAGAGTTAACAGGTGCTTCCCCAATTATGGAGAGAAGTGTATTTACTGCTTTTAATTTTGTAGTTGCCATATTTAAACAAAAAGGGGAAACTTTCGCCTCCCCCTATTGTATTAGGTTTTCCTAAGTATTTACCAAGGATTGCCGTCATGAAGTAGCGATACTGCACAATCGGGACGGAGGATACCGTGTCCAACTGCGTAGCTTGCGACCATCATGGTGCTCTGAGTCATTGCTTTGTACTCAGAACCAGTCATCTGCATATTCAGATCCTTAAGAGCTACTGTTCCTACTGCTTCTTTTGTGAAGCATAGTCCGAACAAGTTAGTAAGAGTTGAGGTGTTACCCTGCTCATCTTGCCAGTAGTCGTTAGTACCTGCGGCTGCAGTACCATCGGAGCCGTCATTACCATTTATGTAGTTAGGACGCTCACCTCTGGTAGTAGCTGATTGAGCTGCAGTACCTGAGTAGCTATTGCCGTAAGCTGCGGAACCAAGGTTGTTAGAAGTCTTAACTGTAAATCCAGCAACACTAAGAACCTTGTTACTCTTGAATGATCCGTTCTCTCCACCGCCTGAGTTCCAGTCAGTGTTGATTGCACGGTCAGAATTGATTACATCGTAGTAAGCACCTGGGCTTAGAACAACGATACGACCATCCTTAGGTGCATCCTTCTCATCAAGTGCTTGACAAGCTTTGTATAGATTCTC